AACTTTTCTGCAAGTGATATTTAATACATCTGAAGTATCTAAATTTACTGAACTAGCCATTTTATTCCCCTAATAATTGTTTAACTAATGATCCACTTTCTTGAATTTCACCTCTATTCCCTTGTCTTTGTGATACAAGCTTACTTTGATCTGAAGTCTGCTTTTCTAATCTTTCATCTTTACGATCTTCTTTAAAAACTTCAAGCTTCTCTTTGAATTCTTTATCATTCTCTTTGAAACCAAGTGTTGCCTTAGCTTTAATCTCCTCAATCTCTTTCTTAAACTCGTGCTTCATCATCTCTAATTTCATTTCTATTTCCGCCTCCATTTGTATCTTCTGAGTCTCTATTTGAGCTGCAGCTTGCATCTCTGCCATTTTAGCCTGTTGAGCTTGCTGAGCAACTTGAGATTGCATTTGGGCTTGCTGTTGAGAATTTTGCATAGCCATTTGTTGCATCTCAGCCATTTTCTTCTTGCGCCTAACTATAAGTAATCTCTCAGCCTGGTTAATATCTTTAAGGCCTCTAACAGCTATAGCATCTTCCAAATCTATTTCCTGCTGCTGTAAAGCCATTTGAATATTTTGCTCTAAATAAGCCTTTTCTTTCTCCTCCATATCTTTAACAACTACTACACCGAAGTTATACATAGATAAATTCTCAAAAGAAGTTAAAGTCTCCATATTGGTTTTCCCTATAGCATTTTGGTAGACATTAAATAATACAGACTCTTTAGGTATAATTTGTAAGCATTTAACGACATCTTCGCAAACTTTCTTATAAAGAATCATTGCTGCATTAGTAATATCATATATAGCGTTATTACCCGCAGCTATAGCTTGTTGTTGAACACCAACTAAAGCATCCCCTTTAGGTGAAGAAGCATCCATAGCTTCGTTAATACCTGTAGTATCTCTAATGAGTCTTAAATAATGATTATATAAACCAATTAACTCGTTGATATTACGAATACTATTGCCTATTTCACGAACTGGAGGGTTTTGGAATCCACCTTCTGGATTCTTACTTCTATAATAGAATACGCCAGTCTGCTCATAAATATCGTGAAGATCAAGTGGCTGAAGTTCCCCACCTTTACCTAACTGTACATTCTCTAATCCTTCAATATCAATAATTAATCCATCAGGTTTAGCTTTGGCAATAGCTTGTTGTATCTTTAAATGAGTAAGCTGAAGCATATCAGCAAATCCAACGCAACTATCTACCATAGATTTAGGTATCATATTACGAATATTAGCTGCTGTAACAGAATATGAAAGTCTAGCCTTACTTATATCATGAACATTCTTAGGTACATTCTTAGTTCTACCGTAATCAAATAGATAATCGCAACCTAAAACATAACTACCGCTATATACAGTAGATATTTCCATTTTATGTGGTTTGCGCTCAAATACACTATTTTTAGGTTCTTTGTATTGAAATCCTTTAAAGTAAAAACCTGTATTTCCGTGACGACTTTCTTTCTCTTCAAAATGTATACAGTCAACTGACATAAACTCAAAGTCTAATACTTGAACCATATAGTCGTCATATCCATATGACATTCTACCTAACGTATCGTTATAATTTTTCTTATTATACTTAGAAGAATCATTTCCATTTTTACCTTTAGCTTTTTCAGCTATCTTCTTAAAATCCTCTTCTGTTAGCTCATGCCCAGCTAATCTTTTAAGCTCCTGAATAGAAATCTTTTTAATATGCCCAGCATATATAAGATCTTCGAAATTAGGATCTTCTGTATAACTATGTATAAACATAGACGGATCTACATACGATACTTTAATACCTTCATTAGGATCATTTGATCTTTTTACAACAGACATACCAAGTGTTGCAATATCATTTACGCATCTCCTAAAGGTCCCATCAGTAAAATTATTCCAAGTAAGCGTAAGCTCTGTAGCTAATTGAGCTGATATTTCACCAGTAGTTTTTAAATTTGCTTCAAAAAATATTTCGGCTTCTTCTAGTGTATCAGGTATTTCATCAGGATCCATGTCTAATACAATACCACTCTTATCTTTTAATGATTGAAGCTTATCTTTAGCTTTAACCTGTAGTTCTATTTTATTCCTCTCTAAGCTTTTTTCTGATTCGGATAATGGATCTACAGCTTCTAGATTAGGATAAGGATTTGAAGATAATATCTTATTTACTACAATTCTTACAAACTTCGGTAAAATAGGAACTGGAGTATAATCCATATTCAATAAACTACCATCCCCTTTATTTGGCTGTAAAGAATTTAATAGCTGTTTATATATACTGGTATCTTGGACTCCAGTTGCATAATCTCTGTCTTTTTCAAAGACTCTATTTCTTTTCCCTACTAAAGAGTTATCGTCTGTAGTCTTTCCCCATTGAGATTCAATAGCTTTTGCATACTGAATGCCATACTCCTTACTTTCTTTAACCTCTGTAGGTTCTAAAGGATTAGGGAATCCTTGTTTACTTTTTTGATTGTTATTATACATCCTTAAGATACGGCATTTCTATTTAGCAAATATAGTAAATCATCCGATTACTTGATATCTCCTAAAGAATTGTTTTTCATTGAAGTTAGAGACCTTCTTTAGTTTAGCTTTTTGAGCCCCAAGAAGAGCTAATCCAGAACTAATTGTAAGGTCAAATTTTGTTCTATTATCTATTTTATATCCTATCCAATCTTCTAATGTTTTGTTAAAATACATCTTCCCCATCTCTCCAGTTTCTCTATTTATACCTACATGGTCGTGTATATAAGCCTCTATTGCATGAGCGTGAGCCTGTATAACATCTTGAGAGTTAGAAGGGATCCCTTTTGTTTTAGATTTCATACCGCTAGCACTAATTAAATGTTTAGGACGATCCATTAAGTAGCCATCGTAACCCCTTGATTCAAAGTATCTTGCAATACCGTACTTATTGTTCTCAATTAATATAGGATAACCATAAAATACAGCAGCCATAAGTACATCTTCATAGAAAATTTTAGCAAGAGGTGGCCTAGCTGCATACTCTACAACAAACATATTGGAGGGGTGCTCCATATGAAACTTATTATATAAATGTAAAGCCCCTTTAGATCCCCTCCCATCTACCGTAGCATCAAGATCATAGCTATCGACACCACCTACTCCAAAAGCAGAATGAGGTGCAACTCTTTTACCGTAAACACTTTTCTTTTGATTTCTAAAATCTGGAGGTGGCATCCAAGCAACCTTAAATCTACCTTGTGGATTTGGACTAAACAGAACCTCTGTATCTTTTTCACCACCTTTCCATACGAAATTACCTTGAACTACAGGATTAGGGAATAACTCATCATTATGTTCTATTTGTTCATAAATCTGACCTACGTTGAATATACTCCCTTCGATACTATCTCTAAAGGCTTCATCTTCTGTAAACGGGAATTGACGTATTACCTCATTAAGTTCAGATGCATCATTCTTTAATGATTCTCTTTCATTCTTTAAGAAAGTTTTAGCTCCAATATATATGTATTCATTATCTATACCTTCTATAGTTTCTTTAGGATCATCTACTACTGGGTGTCCATATTTATTAAAAAATCCTTCTAGAGAATCATACGCTGGTATAAACAGCCTATACAAGCCTGTTCTAGTTCTCCCATTCGCATTCCTCTCCGTCGGATTCGAATCCTCCCATAGATCCTTGTATTGGCTTCCACCTTTGTCCATTGGATTTACTGTGCTTCCTACGAGAGCCTTTCCTACGATTTTTCTTCCGACGATCAAACACGTCCTCTGAATCCTCCATGCGTCTCTTATGTCTGTTGGTCTTTCCCATTTTCCTGCTTCATCTAGATACAATATGTGTAGCTTTTCACCATCGTATGCATTGTTAGTTGTATTTTTCCAATTAATAACTGTATTAAGCGCTTCACCTGTTTGTGATGTTTTATTCTTTTTAGTAATTCGCTTTGACGGCTCCCTAAAAGCTAACTCCATACGTGGATTAGTAGTACCGTCTTGTATAGGCTTGAAGAAGAATGGGTAGTTTCTAAACATATAAACCACCTTCTTCATAAAAATATTTTCCTGAGCATCTTTACCAGTTTTTGACTGTATACCCATAAGCTTATCTTTGACTTGGGTTGCCTCGTCAACAAGTACCGCAGAGCAGATATTAGTATACCCAGAACGACGACACTTAGTGTAAAGCTGACCAATACAACGTGAATCAGCTTCGCATGCAGCCATATGTAGAAAGATTTCACGTTGAAAATTAAGAAAATATGGATAACCAATGTCTAGCTTGGTCCATTGAAGCATCATGTAATGCCGCCCCGTAATATATGTAGCTGTACCGTTGTTATAAAACCAAAAACCCTCACGCCTACGCCTAAACTCTTCCTCGATATATGGACGAAACCTCTCTCTAAACTCCCTTGGCATTTCCGCCCACTCATCCATAGAACGAATACGAGACAATTCCTTCGGCATAGGTATCCTTCTCCACATTTGCATAGAGTCTGATTCTTTATATCCGAAAATGTCTTTCTTCTTCGGCCTTTTTGGAAGGCAAATGAGTAGCCCACCGAGTTCGATAAGCTCACCTTCCGTACCGTTGGGACAAATCTTGACAGCAGGTTCTTCATAATCCTTTATGCTTAATAGTGTGCTCAATATGTTTGTCCAAATCTATTTGACCTAAATCCTGGTGCTCCTATTTTAGGGCTTGCTAACTTCATGTATTTACCGCATGAGCATTTAATATCATGAATTGCACCCTCACCCTCTACGTATTTAATAGTAACCCCTGATTTACTTACAACTTCGTCGCTGCATTCACATTTATAATCCGCCATTAGAATGATGCTTTAGTTTTTATTATGATGATATGGGGCCATGTATGCAGGGGGCTTGCCAGGGCAGCACCATTCTGCTCCACCATCCCATGGATCTATACACCAGCATTGATTATAATCCTTTTTTTGCGATCTGTAGTGTTGTTTGTACGAAGAACATGAAGTCAGCATAATAGCTGACATTAAAACAAGAAAGTATTTCATTTTATTTTATTTATACGCTATTGCGTTTTTTAGGTCTATTATTTGCTCTATTCTTTGATTGAGCTTGAAGTCTAGTTTTGCCACCAGTTCCATAATGAGATTCATCTAACCCATCCCCATTACCGTAATTTCCTTTTTGTCTATTGATTTTATTTAATTTTGCACGGTACTTCTTAGCCTTTCCTCCAGCCTGGAACTTCCTATATTCCTTTTTATAGTTTCGCTTTTTTTTGTT